CGGATGATGGCGTTCTCTTCTCCTGTCGGGTTTTGCTGATACTGGGCGTTCCACTTGCTTGGCGGGATTGATGCTTTGACCGCGGTCAGATCTTCCAGAGACCAGAACTCCGGCCAACACGGCGTCTCATCATCAAAGATGGCAGGGAGCTCCACAACTTCCCACTGATCGGCTAACGGATCTTTAGCCATTGCACGGAGCAGTTGACCCGTCATGTCCTTTTCGGACCACCGGGTCTGAACCAAAACTATGCTGCCACCCGGCTGGAGCCTCTGTCGGGGGCCCCCTGTGTACCAATCCCAAGCATCATCAAAGCCGTTCGCGGACATCGCCGTCTGCTCAGAATGAGGATCATCTATGATCACCAAGTCTCCACCACGACCCGCGAGGTTGGATCCGACTCCCACCGCATAGTACATCCCGCCAGAGGCAGTGTCCCAACGACCAGAAGCTTTACTATCAGCAGCCAAACGAACTTCTGTAAATATGTCTTTGTAATCATCGCTATCAATCAGGTTTTTTGTTTTACGGCCAAAGTTAACGGCAAGCTCTGTCGTGTGAGTTGCCTGAATAATCTTCATCTTTGGATTTTTACCCATCATCCACGCAGGAAACAAGAAGGATGCAAACTCTGACTTCGTATGTCGCGGGGCCATGTTGATGATCAAACGCTTTAGCTCACCAGAAGCTACGCGCTGAAACTTGTCCGCGATAATTTTATGGTGACGACCGGCAATGAACTCCGGCCACATGTTTTTTACAAAGATTAAAAAGTCCTCGCGACACGCTTCGTTCTTCTCAATCTGCGCTAGACGAAGGCGAAGCTTGATCTCCTGATCAGATACATCCATCGGGGGCCCCTAATTGCACAAAATACGTGCAAAAATATGCCTAATTATTCATCAGTGAACAAGCTTTAATCATCTGCCTAATATTTAGGCAATGTTTCACGTGAAACATTCATACCATTTTTCACATGAATATTTGAGAGAAACATGGCCCATGCTACCGCAGGCCAGCACGTGGGCGGCGGCGCGAGATTTTTGGATTTTTGGCGGTTTTCCGCGGTTTTTGACCCGATATCCGAAGGGACCCGAACAACCGGCCGCGGTCCGCAAAACACGGGCGTCCAGATCCAGAGTCCAGATCCAGAGTCCAGATCCAGCTAGCCGGTGATCGAAAGGCCGGGCTTTTTTCCGGATATCGTGGCCGGTAAACTTTCCAGATTTTTACCGGCAACCGGACCACGGACNACGGGCCGGTAAGTTTGGGGCGGGGATCGCGGGGCGGGGTCCGGCAAGTTTAACTNNNATTTACGGCGNTTTAAACGGCCAGCAACGGGCATAAAAAAAGCCCCGCCGGTAATGTACCAGCGGGGCCGTTGTCGGCTTGTGCGGGGCTTATTCGATATCCAGCGTTAATGTGGAACCGGCCAACACTTCTTTGATTATGCTTTTCACGTCGTCGCGTCCGATATCGTCGTCGTCGTCCGGCAACCTATCACTAATCATGTCGTCAATTTCTGATTGGTAATCGTGAATGCTGAATTCATCCATCACGTCATCTTTGACATTGTCGACATAGCTTTCAATTAGGGCTTCCACCTTGTCCCCGATCACGCCCATTATTGCGTCGCCGACGTGATCTAACTGAGCACGTTGAAATTGACTAGCCTTGCGAACGGCCTCAAGCTCTTTTTCAAGCTCAACAATGCGAGCATCGCGTGGGTCCAAAGTTTCGGCTGGAATAAAGTTTTGATTTTCCATTGTGAAAATCTCCCGTAGTTAAAGCCCCCCGATGGGGCCGTCCCCGATAATATGGGGGAAATCCCATATATTGTAAAGCCCATAAAAAAGCCCCGCCGGATTGGCGGGGCCAGTGTGAAATATTGCGGGGCCGGTTATGCGGCGACAGCGGCGACGCGGTTCCAGTCGGCAGGCTTCATTGCTAGCAACTGGCCGCCCCGTTGTTGCCACATATCCACGTCGTCGGTGTCGGCTTTATGTGATACCGCGGTGACGGCGTTTATCAGGGTTGCACGGGAAAGGGGCTTGCCGTTTTCATAACCGGCTTGGCCGATAGTGTCCAACAACCCGTCGAGTACATTTGATTTTTCTTTTTTGGTTAATTGCATAACCTTGCCTAGGCTCTCGACGACGGCGGTTTTTTCGACGGCCACCCCGTCGATAACGTCGGCGGCGGCTTGTTTCATTTGCTCAATAACTTGATCGAATGCGTCGCGGCTGGAATAGGCCCCGACTAGGTCCCGAATTTTAAGTTCTAAAGCTTTATTGTCGGCGTCTTTAGCCTGATCCGACAGCAAGCCCCAATCGTCCGTATCACGCGCCGACGTAATATGGCTGGACCGCGTTTTGTTTTGGGTCTGCATTCCATTAAGACAGGCCAGTGTCCACGCGATCTGATAAACAGAAACCGATCCCGCGCCTACTTCGGAATTTTGCAAGCCGATCCCGTTTGCCATCAAGTCGTTTAACGCCGCGCCCGTGCCGGTTTGAACAAGGGATTTTAACCGCAGATATAAACGCTTTTCAGTCACGTCGGCATTAACGACTTGAAACGCGGCGGGGTTATCCATCAATTGTGGCAATGCGGCTTCTAACAAATTTACGTTGTCGAAAGTTTTGAACTTATCGGAAACGAAAGCCCGGACAGTCCCGTTTGGATTTATCGCGTCATTCCATTCCGCACGGGGTGGCATGTTCAAGCCCACGCCGCCGAAAGTTGCCGGTTGTTCCGTTACATTGTGATGTGTCCGGATCATACGCACGGCGGGTTCATTTTGCCAAATAGCGTTCACAAGCCCGTCGAATTCGGCGGGATATCGGGATTGCAACCGGCGGGCCGTGCGGGTGTCGATATCCGCATGACTGGCAATTTGCCCGAACGCCACGTCGTTAATGTCAAAAAATTGCGTCGGTTCCCCGCCGCGTTGCTCGACAATAATTTGCGGCTTGCCGTCGTCGGTTGTCGATTTTTGCAAGTCATTAGTCGGGGCCAAGTAATCAGCGGCGCGGCTGGCCTGATCCTGTACTTTTTGAAGTAAAGCCGAAAGCGAATTTTTGTTATTCTCAATGTTATGAGTCATGATTTTATTTTTCCCGTTTAAAGTTAAAAACCGGCGAGCATGATTGCGTCGCCGGTGATTGTGTTATCATAATATGGGATGTTATGCAATTAGAAATTTTTAAAACTTCTATTCCGCACCTATGTCACCGGCAACGTGATGCCGGATAATAGCCCGCGGCGATAGCGTTTTGATAAAAGCCCGCAACCGGTCCCCGTCGGATTGTTGTTGGTCCTGTCCGGCGGTTGCCCGCCAATGTATAGCAACATTGCCACCCGCCGCATAACAGCCACCGCGCTCGCCGTTCTCGATTTTCTTTTTGCTGACCCCGTGACCGGTAAAGCCGACGATATAATCACGATCTGAGCGGGCGCATAACGGCTTGCCATTGCCACAATTTACGCAACCGAAGTGATCCAAATATTCCGCCGGACAACGAACAACCCGCACCCCGTTAACGTGCCGATATTTATTTAAACCGGCTGTTCCAAGTTCATACTCATATTTTGGCGCACCGGTCCAAAAAGATTTTTTGACAACAGTAACAACCGGCGCAATTTTATCTTTCATAATTTGCACGGCTTCGGCGAGTGTATCAGCGGAATAATTTATAGTCGTTTTATTCGGGGCCAATTTGTGCGCCCAATACAACGGGTGAAAATGGGAGTAGGTGAAGCTTTCCCCGCGGCGCGGCTTGGCATCAAGCACGGCGTCCAAATATTCAAAATCTATTTGACTGGCTCCGCAACCGCGCCCGCTATCGTTCAGTTTACAGTCGGCGGGACAAGTACCGAAATTATTATCTTTTCCGGCGCGGTATGTCACGGCCAAGCCCGCCGTCTTATTGGCGGTTGAATTTTTAACAGTTTTAAGCATTGCAATGACTCCCGTGTTGAATGCGATTTATCCCATATATAGAACAAAAAAAGCCCCGTCAATAGAACGGGGCCATTTTCTAAAATTTTATCGCCGCCTACGCTTTACATAACGGGTTCTCTTTTGGGTGTGTTTTTCCCAATCCGGACCATATAACAAACGGCCAATCCAACTGAATATAAACATCAAGCCGCGGCTCCCTCTTTTTCTTTATCCTCACGTCGGCGCAATTNCCAAATTAAATGTTCAACATTGGACAAACTGCCCAATATATGATCCGGCAAATTGTTCTGGTATGCCAAGTCATATAACGCCACCAACTCAATGTGGATTTTTTGTTTAACGTCGATCATACCGTCACCCCTTTTAATTTTCTTATCATTGAAACAACGTGATCATAATCTTCTATAACCGCCAAACCGTTAACCCCCGCGCCAGAATACTCTGTTTCTGTATCATAGTTTTTGCGGGTTTCGGACGTAACCTTAAAAAAACGGTCACACAAATATAACCGGTCACCGTTTAATAAGGTTAACTCTAGCTCTATTACTCTATCCATGTTTTTCATTATTTCTACCATCGTTCAAAACTCCCGTGTAAATTAACGATACCCTCATATATAGGATTATCTGGGACATATCAAGTCAAAAAGCAAATCCCAATCAAACGGGTGTTCCTGATAATGTATTGCCTCAACAGATTGCAACCCGTCCATTTTAAGATCAACCGCCGCGCTAGCCGGATACAAAAACATTTCTGGCGGGACTTCCGGCTTGGATTGTTTCTTAATCAATATCCAACTGGAGGAGTGCTGATGCCTCGACAACCACGCAACTTGTGACGGCTGTAAGGTGACGGCGTTGCCGGTCAAAAACTTTANTTCTACAAAGTGAAACGTCCCNTGCTCATCACAAAGCAANACGTCTGGNATTCCTGCACCGACAGAGTTTTCAATCCTCGTCAATAATATCTTCCGGTTCAGGCGTTGNGTCGCCTCNCGCATCTGCTTGTAAAAGCCGCTCTCTCGCTTTACCGCGATTTTGGGTGTTGTCTTTTTCTTCTGGCGTGATGTTGATCGTGACGGGGGCATAGCTTTGTTTGATATCCTCTAAAGCTTTCAAAACTTCATCCTTGCTCATACTATCAATCGACCCGTGACGGATTTCTGATTTGCTGACATAGATGTCGCCTTGGGCTTGCCCCCTTCTNTATTCGGCTTGCACGGCGGCAGAGTAAGCACCGTTGGTCAGAGCCTCATCCCGTATTGTTTGAAGGTCCCGTAGATGCCGTTGGTAGGTCACGCCATACTTTGCGTCCAACTCATCCCGATAAGCACGGATAGCCGCTACAACATGCGGGGATGTATTGGGATTGGTTAGCTCATAAGCCCGCGTATGTGCGGAGGTGGCAGAGTAACCGGCATTTATTGCGGCCTCTCTCAAAGTTATCTGACCGTCCTTACTGACGATCTCTTTTACAAAAAGCTCTTGCTTGCGTGTCAACGGGCTAGCGGCAGTAGATTTCTTTCGGCCCCGCGTCTCAACAACTTTCCCCATAAACTTCTCCAGTTAATTAGGTCACGTTCTTATTTACGGTTTCTTTTATATAGAGCCAAAATATATTTTTCAAAAAAAATATNGCAGGACCCCCATTAGGCNTTTTTGCGTTTTAGTGTAACTTTTCCTGTTTTAAATAAGTTACAAAATAAGTTACAAAAATATATATGTTTCTTAGTAACTTATAACACTTGTAACGCTGTAACGGATGTAACGGCTATATTTTTCAAAAAAATATTTTTTTTAATTTCTGGCCTATATACAGTAACGCGTTACAAAAAGAGCGCGACCCGTGGACCGCGCTCCGTGTTCTTTGATCCGTGAGGCGTGTTATCTACTTGATAACTCGTAGATTTCTGCCACACGGGGGCTCCAAATTCGTAGCCAGCATTTCGTGCAAAGGAGGATAGCCCCCTCCTTTGCGGTAGCTTTATTATCACACCTTCGGCATTTTGAAAGACCTAATATCATTCAACCTCCTTCAAAAACCAGCACCTATCGGTGTTAGTTGTCCAGTTGTCATCATCTGTTTTGTCGCACTCATAGACAACGGCAACTAAATCCTGTGGATACTCTGGTGCTTCATCTGGATATTTTTCGGTTATGCTCGTGTCTAAATAAATACATATGTCGAACATTCTATCGCCAATGGATACACCCACCCATTCTTGGTCTTCATCAAGATGCTCGTACCATGCGTTGTTCTGACACTTGTAATCTTCAAATCGTAAGTGAGCTTCAAAGTGTGCGGTGAGAAAGCCTTTTTCGTAATCAGATAATTCTATCATTGCTGAACCCTCAACCGTGCTTTGAGCAGATAGGACTGTGCCTCCTGCATTGAGCTTAACGCTTCACCTAACATTTCGATCTCTGCGATAGAGCGGACGTACTCAGCTTGAAGCTCTTCGCCTTTAAATTCAAGGTCCATAGCCGCGGACATTGCGTCGTTGAGCTTGACCTGAACCGCCTGATACCTATCAACCCTCTTCATTTTCAGCCTCCTCAACATGAATGATGACGTCTTTAATATGATCGTCCCATATTATCTCTTCAGCTACTTCTCTTGCCTTGTCCTTGTTGGGAGCTTCGACATCAATCCGGTGATACACCGTGACGTAAACCTTAAACTTTTTTGGCATCGTCCCAATCCCTTTCAAAGATACGCTCGTATTTAGAGGTTAATTCTTTGTCAGCAANNGCTAACCGCAAAGAGGCCAGATATGCCATGTCCCCTGAACTACCTTCATCCATGTTTGGCAAAGAGCCGGTCCCGCCATAGTCCAACATGAAATCCAAAACGATTTTCAAATCATCCTTCATTATCATTCTCCCGTGTTATATAAGATTTATCCCATACATAAACTAAATAAAAAAATGAGTCAACCCCCGCCCCATGAGTGGAGCGAGGGCCGTNGTCAGTCGTCCTTCTCTGACAGGACGTAGGCGGCGGAGCTCATACAAGAGCCCATGAAGCCTAGCACGGTAGCCGTGTCAGGAGCCCCAAGGGCCATGCGGAAGATAAGAGCTTGCATGGCTCCCCCCATAACGGCCCCACTGTTACAACCGGCCTTTTCAAACCGGTCTAACAGCCGCTCCATTTCCTCGACACCGGATTGAAAGTCTTCTGCCTCATTACTTAACTCAGGCATCTTCACTCTCGTATGACGGCATCTTGTAGCCATGAGTGTTAACCATGTTGAACGCTTCAGCAAGCTCCTCCTTTGCTTGCAACATACGGCGCGGTAAGGTTCCGTCGAGTATTTCATAACCCTCGCTATAATCCATGTGGAAATCATGCAAGACCCTAGCGGCGTGAAGCACGGACGACAGTTGTCCCTCAGTCAATAGCGTCTTCATAAACTTCACCCGTTTAACTCTCGCCTCTTCTTTCTCATCGCGAGCTATCTCCCAAGGCTCACGAGTGTCTTTTGTAGCCATTTTCATTGTCACAGAAGCCTGCTTGATTTTGGCTTTCTTCTTATCAGCCCACATTTTCTTGATAGCTTTGGACTGCCGCTTACGAGCTTCGTCGCTCCATTTCTTTCTAGCCATTCCTACCTCCCGATAGTTATTTGTTTAAGATAACTCCCATATATACCAGACAACATAAGATGTCAAACATAAAAAAACCCCCAAGGCGGGGGCAAACCAACCTTGGGGGTCCAACTACGGGATGTTTCTTATATACGCCTTTAAACCCGCAGATACAAGCCCTTTTATCGCATATTATAACGATAATTATCCAATTCGACCATCGTAAATAGCCTGTTCTAACTCTTCGTCGGACATATTATCCATGTCAAAATCCGTGAGCCGCGGTTTGAGCGTCCTTTTCCTGAACACCGTCTTCTTTGTTTTCGGGGCGGGAGTCGGTTTTACTGCTTTAGGCTCTTCAAGAACCTCAATAGTAAACACTCTGTACTTGCATT